GGACCCCTTCGGGTCCCCAGTGCTTTAGTGCAAACACCCACCTGATTAGTACCCAGGTGCTCTTTTAAGAGTTCTTCGCTTGCGAAGAAAGATTAACCTATACAAGGTTAACGTCTCTTGCCACTCATAAGGAATCCCTCAAGTGTCAACCACCAACCATAGGCTAGCATTCATAAACCCACCTACCGGTCTTCGGACCGATTTTTGGGCTGGCCTGAATCTTACTCCAGGCTCGAATGCTAAGCAATCTTGGGGTGGTTTGGCAGAATGGAACGTGACCGAGAATCACCCTTGGCGGTCTCGCAGAACTAGGCGAGTCCGTCGTGGTAATATCGGCGGGCCATTTATTGTATGCAAGCGGATCACAGAAATAGATCCGCAACACATCGATATTTGGACAGGGACCGGTAAGTTACCCAGAGTAGGTTCGAACGTCTTTAACTATAAAGGCGAACTTATCTATAATGGCTCTTACGGTCTTCCGAGCTTTCCAACTGCAGTATGCCCCGAGCTAAATGATTCAACTCTTTTAGCGAAAGGGGCTACTGCTTGGGCCCAGTGCAAGCCTACCGCCTCTCATGGCGGCCTTGCTCAGGCTTTAGGTGAGCTTCACGAAATACCCAGAGTTCCGCAACTACGGAGCTTGCGCACCGCTTTTGAAAATCTTGGGCAAGCACATGGCTGGAGAAATCTAGCCAGAATGCAAGCCGGAGAATATCTTAACGTTGCGTTCGGGTGGGTTCCCTTGCTTCAGGATATCCGGGATCTAATCCGGAATATCTACGCATTCGATGCGAATCTTGCACAGCTCGAACGTGATAACGGTCGATCTGTACGCAGAAGCAAGACTTTGAGGGGCGCTGAAAGTAATGTCGTTACGACATTGACCGGGGTTGGTAACCACGGCTATTTCGTTCCGGCTTTAAATTCGGCGTGCTACGCGGGTCAACGTTGGACACAAACGACTACAGTTTCTACGAAGACTGATTACAAGTTCACAGCTAGGTTCCGCTATTTCATTGATTTCGCGAGAGCGAGACAAGGAAATTTAGCGGCGGCCGCGCAGTTAACTCGAATCATGTTCGGAGTTGAGCTGAATCCGTATGTTGTCTGGCAGTTGATGCCGTGGTCTTGGTTAGCCGACTGGTTCTCCAATACTGGAGATATCTTGAACAATCTAGTTCATGATTCAGAGGATAACCTCGTAGCAGACTACGCTTACATTAATGGCAAACAAGTCGCCATTACAAGATACGAGTGCATGGGTTCGTTACAGTACGGCCGAGATGATCAAGGCAGTCCTGCTCCTATCCCAGTACACGTATCGGAAACGCACACTGATGTGTTTTTCCGGCGTATCGCTGCAAGTCCTTATGGGTTTGGTCTGGATTTGCCGAACTTTTCGGCTCGCCAGATCGCAATTCTAGTAGCCCTCGGAATCAACCGATGGCATAACTAGGCTCGCCAGTCACGTGGCTGGTTGGGTTTTGTCCCTCTAGGAGAATCGCGTCATGTTGACGGATCCACAGTCAGTCACAATCAATGCGGTAGCAAATTCGCTGCCTGCCATTGCTCGTGGTACCAACTCGTCCGCCTATCAGAAGGATGACGGTAACGTCAAACTTTCGATTTCCCATTCTTATGGGAAGCGGACTCGGAGAACTGTTCGTCTGGACTTTCGAAAGATAGCCGCAGATCCACTGGTCTCCGCCCAAAACATCGTTTATTCGATGTCAACCTACCTCGTCATCGATACGCCCGTTACAGGGTTTACCGTTGCTGAGGCGAAGCAGATCGTAGATGCCTTGACGGCATACCTCACTGCTTCTTCCGGTGCCAAGGTTACGTCGGTGCTCGGTGGAGAATCCTAGGATCCTCCCCCGCGTCCTTCTTCTTCTAAAGAAGATGGATTTGCTGACGCTAAGCATACTTGCTGCATGTTGCAGCATTCTCATCACTGCTATGGCCTTGGCCATAGCGATCATGAGGCATGCTTAAGACTGGCTGTTACACGTCATGTGACATGGATTGTCAACCCTCAATCTATGAGAGGTAACATGAAAAGCCACATGCGTCTCTTGGAGAGGGTACTCGCTGATGCGGGTACCTGGTGTAGCACTAGCACCACTCGTGATCTTAACACGATCACGAGACGCGTTGAACACGAGGGTTTATCATTTCTTATGATAACCCTGCCGACTTTCTGTACAGATTTCGAGAGAAGTCTGTCTTTAGGCCGTGTCGCTCCTTGTGGTTTTTTGAGTTTCTCAAAAACCAAGGCTCTCCCTAAATTATTTAAGGGTTTGCTTGAGCTTGTGTTCGATTCTGAAACTGGTCTCCTAGTCGATGTTCCTAACAAAAGCGCCATCTTTTTTGTTCGTCAAGCTTGCTTGATGTTCAAGAAGATGTTGTCACCTTGCAGTGATGCAAGAGTGGCAGATGCCTATGCGAGTTACATCGATACAAACCAGGGTGTCTGTGATTGGGAATCGGAAAACGACTCTTGGCTTTCTTGCTTTGAGTCGGGCTCCCAGCCCTTTCTAGACCATGTAATGAAGGTACAACCTGAAGTATCTAGCTTCCAGATAGTTGCTAGATATCTATGGAGTCGGACTTTTCAAGACGAGAACTTCGTTGCGGAAGCCCTAATCCCTAAACATGGTCCTGGTGCCACGGCGGAAAGAATTTCAGGAAACTCGAAATTCAATCTTAAGTCGTGGCACGACAGACTTGAACTCTATTTCCCTTCTGATTTATTTGCAATTCCAAGCTGGAACTACATAGATCAGTTACAGGAGGTAGAGTACCTGGATCCCGGTCGTGAGCCTCCCGTCAGGGTGATTCACGTACCTAAAACGCTGAAGGCACCACGGATTATTGCCATCGAGCCCGTGTGTATGATGTACACACAACAGGCTCTGATGGAATGCTCTGTGGATATTCTTGAGAACGACCCTCTGTACGAGGGCGCTATCGGGTTTTTCGATCAAACGAAAAACCAGAATATGGCATTGGCGGGATCTTTAGACGGTAGCCTTGCGACTATCGATCTTAAAGACGCTTCTGACCGTGTCTCAGCTCGGCTCGTTCATACTATGCTCGCTTCAGCACCGCTCTTTCGAGATGCGTTGTTTGCTTGCCGTAGTACTAGGGCCGACGTACCTGGCTATGGGGTAACCCCTCTTTTCAGGTTCGCGTCTATGGGTTCCGGAATGTGCTTTCCCATTGAAGCTATGTTATTCTATAACATCGCTATCTCTGCGATCGCGCGTTCTGTAGGAAACCGGATCTCTTCGAATCTCATCTCGAGAATCTCGAAGAGGGTGCGCGTCTACGGGGATGATATCGTTGTCCCTGTAGAATATGTGCATTTAGTGATGCGCGAGCTCGAATGGTTCAACCTTCGAGTGAACAGCAACAAGTCTTTCTATACTGGCAAGTTTAGAGAGTCTTGTGGCACAGATGCGTACGACGGCGTTCCGGTAACACCGGTTTACGTTCGTAATTCGTATCCGTCATCACTTCAGGATACAAGTGAGCTATTGTCTACTGTCTCTCTTCGCAACCAGCTTTACAAAGCTGGTTGTTGGAAGACAGCGCAGTATGTCACCGAGCAGTTGGAGAAGTTAATCCCTTTTCCGCTAGTTAGTGATAAAAGCTCATTGTTAGGACGGCACTCTTTCGTTTTTGAAAACGAAGGAGGCCGCTGGGATAAGCATCTTCATCAGTGGCTACAACTTGGCCATGTCGTGAAGACCCAACGCAGACGCCTCCCTTTGGATGGCGTTGGCGCTCTAACAAAGTTTTTCCTTAAGAGAGGGGTAGAACCCTTCCACGATAAGGAACATCTCTTGTATTCTGGACGTCCTGTTGCCGTCTACACCAAGCAACAGTGGGCCCCCGCTCTAGGGCGGGTGTTAGGGTAGCTAGTAATAAGCTACCTGTGGAGAGTTAAGGTATTCCTAAAACTTGTGTGTTAG